GATATTCTTATAGTAGATGATCCCATTAAAGATGCCGAAGAAGCCCGGTCCCGCGCGCGTAAGGACTCAATATGGGAATGGTATCTAAGGGTAGCTCTCTCGCGTGTTATGGGTAGGGGCGGCGCGATTATCGTAACGATGACACGCTGGGCCGAAGATGATCTAGTAGGTAGGTTGACCGATCCAGAATTAGGCTACACTACAGAAGAAGACGCGGCTCAATGGCGTGTAATCAATATCCCTGCATTTGCTGAGGAAAATGATCCGTTAGGTCGGGAGATAGGGGAAGTGCTTTGGGAAGACCGGACGCCCAAAGCTTTTTTAGAGTCTTTTCGTCGTATGGACCCCGCCGGTTTTGCTGCGCTATTTATGGGCAAACCGGCACCACCAGAGGGTAACTTCTTCAAACGAGAAGGGATCCGGTCCTATCAGATGAAAGATCTCCCAACGAACCTACGCTATTATGCTGCATCGGATCATGCCGTATCTCAACTCCAAGGAAGGGATAGTACCTGTATGGGCGTAGTAGGTGTGGACGAAGAAGACAACATATATGTATTGCCTGACTTGATATGGGCTCAGTTAGACGCAGAAGACCAGGTTAGCAGTATGATGGAACTAATGACAACCTACCGGCCTTTGGTCTGGTGGGCAGAAAAAGGACACATATCTCAGTCTATAGGTCCTTTCCTACGTAAGCGCATGCAGGAAGAAAAGGTCTACGTCACTATATCGGAGCGTACACCGGTTAAAGATAAACAAACCAGAGCACAGCCTATTCAAGGCCGTATGAGCATGGGTAAAGTGTTCTTACCTATGTATGCCCCCTGGTATGCCGATGCGGTAGAGCAATTACTGAACTTTCCCAACGGCGCTCACGATGACTTTTGTGTAGTAGGAGACACCCAGGTATCTATGGGAGACGGGAGTAGGAAGGAGATACGAGACGTGGGCGTAGGAGAATATGTACAGACGCCAACAGGATCACGAAGAGTGGAAGCCTCAGCCAAAACCGCAGATTCCGCAGAGGTATACTTAGTTAAATTCTCCGATGGGACCGAGATAGAGGCTACAGGGAATCACCCGATAGCGACAACTTTAGGTTTTGTCAATGTGGATAGGCTAACGGAGGCGAGTGTGGTACTATGTGAGAACACTTCACAGGAGGCACCAGCATGGCTAAGAGAGGAACGTCTACAGCAGAGGTCATCGAATACCGGGGACATAGGTATAGAAGATACCCAAATAGCAAACACGCGCAGCATAGAAAATATTTTCACGCAACGGAACCTAGAAGGGGTTTCCTTCATAGGCACGTGTGGGAGGACAACTATGGATATATACAGGAAGGTCACGACGTCCATCATAGGAACCATGACACTTTGGACAATCGGATCGACAATTTGCAGAGCCTTCCTTTGGGGGAACACAGAGCACACCACATGCGGATCCGGTCTACTACGCCCGAGCATAAAGCACACTTGGATGAAATACGACCAAAGGCGTCTGCTTGGCACCGATCTAAAGAAGGAAGGGCTTGGCACGCTAAAATGGTTAAGGAAACTTGGCACAAGCGTAAGCGAAGCGAGGTTACGTGCGTGGAGTGCAACGCTACCTTTGAGACTCCTTTCCCTGATAGGTCCCAATTTTGCTCGACAGCCTGTGGTAATCGGAGCTGGCATAAACGTCAGTACCAACGACTTGTCCCCAAAGAGGCACGACGGGACTGCGACAGATGCGGAGCAGAGTATACCTACACGCAGAGATCACAAAAACACTGTGGGGTTACATGTAGGGACAAAGATCGTAATGAGCGTAGACAGGCTAAGAAAAAGGAAGCCCGTTTACAATCTGACAGTTGAGGGGGCGCATGTATACTACGCTAACGGAACGCTAACACATAACTGTGATTATATAGCCTGGATAGGAATTGGATTAAATAATATGATTCCCGCACAACGCGCCATCGCCTACAAAAAAGAAGAACCTCGCAGCGGATCACTAGAGTGGATCTTAAAAAGTAGTGACAGGATCCGTAAACAGCACGATACTACAGAGAAAACTTTAAGGTACTTTCACTAATGGAAATTAAGAACGAAGCGATAGAAGGCGAATCTTCCGTAGAGGAAAACCCAGTCGAGGAAGCCCAAGAAAAGCTAACAAAGGTGCAAGTCGCCTGGTGGCAAGGTCAAATTGAAAAAGCGAAGCTACACTGGAAAGATCAGTTTGATGCGATGAAATCTGATATGGCTTTCGCCCGAGGCACACAATGGCCAGGCCAAAAGAACGCGCGCGATCAGAATAAAGGCTATGTTGCCAATATTGTTCACCGTCACCTACGCCAACAGGAAGCTTCTTTGTATGCTAAAAACCCAACTGCGGTAGCCAGCAGGCGCAACACGTTAGATTTTATGATGTGGTCAGGCGACATGCGAGAAGTCCAGATGGCCCAGCAAACTATGATGCAGCTACAGCAAATGGGTCCTGAGGCTATGCAAGATCCTAATATCATGCAGATGGCGCAGCAAGCCCAAGCCCTTTTAGAAGATTATAAAACAGGTAGTGAATACCGTAAGCGTGTAGACCGCATGGGGGAAACGCTAGAAATTGTGTGGGAGCACCAGATAGGGGAGCAGCAACCACCATTCAAAAAAAGCATGAAACACTTGGTACGCAGAACGCTAACGACGTCCATCGCGTATGTTAAGTTAGGCTACCACCGGTTTAATGAAATGCGCCCGGAAGATGTTGCCCGCGTAACGGACTTAACCGAGCAGGTGTCCTCACTGGAAGCTGGCCTAGAAGATATGAAGGAAGGGGACACGGAATACGACGAAACCAGTGTAGAGCTAGCAGAACTCAACGACTTGTTGGCCAAGGTAAAAAGCGATCAGGAAGCCTTCATGCGGGAGGGCCTTGATTTTGACTATCCTAGATCTACCAGCATTATTGTAGATCCAGCTTGTTACCAGTTAGATGGATTTTTAGGCGCACGATATGTAGTGCAAGAATTTGTATTAACACCTAAACAGGTAAGCCAAGTATATAAAGTAGATATAGACGGGGGCTTTACCCCCTACACGGATGAAGGATCTAAAGTAGAACAAACCGCAGTAGATAGCTTATCCAAAGCTGAAATGGAAGATCACAACGCCTTAGTATGGGAAATATGGGATAAGCACCAGGGGCAAACCCTGACTATATGCCAAGGGCATGACGAGTTTTTAATAGCACCACAGACTCCCGATGTACACCTTGAACGTTTTTGGCCCTTTTTTACTTTGATATTCAACGGCGTTGAAGATGAGAATGACCTATACCCGCCTTCTGACGTAGAGCTATTACGCCCTATGCAGATGGAGCGTAACCTAATGCGCCAACGCGTCAGAGAGCACAGGGACGCGGCGCTACCAGGACACGTAGTACCTAAAGGGAGACTAGATCAGGAGGATAAAGATAAGTTAGGCAACCGTGTTGCGCATGATGTGATTGAACTTAACGGGTTAACTGAAACCGACGATATCCGTCGTATACTACAGCCTGTCCCGACTAACCCGATTGATCCTAATCAGTATGAAACGTCTTCCTTAGACGAAGACGTGTACCGCTCGGTAGGCTCACAAGAAGCCGTGCTAGGTGGAACCAGCGGCGCGTCTGCTACAGAAACGTCGATAGGAGAATCAGCACGGTTAACAGCCACAGGTAGCTTTATAGATGAATTAGACGACTTCTTAACCGAGTTAACTAAATCGGCCTCTCATCTTATGCTTACCCAGATGAGCGCCGAACTGGTTAAAGAGATAGCCGGTCGTGGGGCAGAATGGCCAGAACTTACCGGGGCAGAAGTAGCCCGTGACTTATGGCTGGAAATCCGCGCAGGTAGCTCAGGCCGCCCTAATAAATCCGCGGAAATTCAAAATGTTGAGCGAGTTATGCCTTTCTTATTGCAGATCCCAGGGATCAAACCTAAGAAGCTAGCTGAAATGTTACTTGACCGCATGGATGACAAGTTAGACGTGGACGATCTGTATGATGAGAATATCCCGTCAGTCATAGCACAGAACAGTCAGAGCCAGGTTAGCACAGGCGACCCCAGCAGTGATCCAAATCAGCAAGGCGCCCAAGGGGGGAACAAAGCCAGGGCACAACAGGGGGACACCAATCTAGGTCCACGCCCACCAGAAGCACCTAGAGTAATGGATCCTAATAGATGATAGTTGAAGTAATGTCAATAATGGCATACAATTTTTATAAAGATTAAGGAGGCGTATCATGGCCGTAAAAAATACGGTGCAGTCTGCAACGCCAGCAGACACACAACAAGAAGATGACGTAACCAATAGTGCGGCCGCGTCAACCGCAGTAGATGATAGGGATCCGGGATCATCACCAGAGAACGATCAGGACTCGGAAACATTATCTGACGCCATTGAAAAGGCCTTATCTAGCGAAAGCGAAAATACGGATGCTGGACAAGAAGCGGAAGAAGACGAGTCAACCGACGAGGAAACCGACGACGAGGGTGTACCCGACGAGAAGGCGGATAAGCCGGAAACTGATGGCAAAAAAGAAGCGGACAAAGAGGAAGAGGACGACCAAGGTGATGATCTTACCGAAGGCCAGAAAGTCCCCTATGCCCGGTTCAAGAAGATCATCGACGAGCGCAATAGATTTAAGGAACAGATAGAGCAAGCTTCCACGCAAGCCGGTGAGTACAAACAAGGGCATGAGCAGTATCAGGCTATTACAGGATTTATGCAGCAAAATGAGCTATCTCATGGTGATGTAGCAGAAGCCTTGCATATAGCGGCCTTGATGAACTCAGACCCGATAGAGGCGGCGAAGCTATTAGCCCCTAAAATGAGTATGCTACAACAGTATACCGGTGAGATTTTGCCTAACGACCTACAAGAAAAAGTAGATTTAGGCGAGCTAGACTCACAGGCAGCGCAAGAAATTGTAAGAACACGCAATGAAAACGCGCGGTTGAAGCGGACTCAAGACAAGGGCGACGCGTCTCGAAAAGAACAGGATCGAGCAGCGCGGTATTCCAACGCGCGGAACGCTATGGCTGATGCCGCAGATACCGTGAATAAAGAAATCGTCGCGGCTGATCCGGAATATGGACTAAAAGCGTCTCTTGTTAGAGATAGGCTTTCAGTTTTGATTAACGAGACTAAGCCCACTACGCCTGAGCAGGCGGGGAACCTCGTTAGACGGGCTCACAAAGAAGTTTCAGACCAGCTTCAAAAAGCCCTACCTCGTAAAGAGATCAAACCTGGGCCGAACTCGACGGAGACAAAAACGACTACAAAGACGACGGAGGAGGGTCCCGCTTCTATGGCAGAAGCTATCCAACTCGCGGCGTCTCAATCTACATAGAGGACTAACGTCATGGCCGCACTATCCGCAGCAGTATTAAACAACGTAGCAAATGCCGCGTTTGATTTTTACGAAAAGAAAAAACTATATAACCAGCATATCTCAGAGAAGCCTTTGCTACGTGAATTACGCGCTAAGCAAAAATCTTTCCCTGGTGGTAAAGGTGATATTGTTTCTAACCCAGTTTTCGAAACGCAATCAAGCCTACAAGGTTTTGAAGGCGACGACACACTGACTTTTACTAACCCAACGCCCATCAAAGAAGTGCGCTACCCTTGGAAAATGCAACACTTGGGTATCAGCATGACTACAGAAGAATTATTGAAAGATGGTATTTCTCTGACTGATACAAATGGTGCGGGTACAAGTAACCACAGCCAACGTGATTTAACCGTTATTCAGAATATCTTAGAAGCTAAATTAGAAGATATGTCCGAAGGTTACGCGGCTGGTATGAACACTATGTTATGGGCGGATGGTACAGCGGACACGAAAGACGTCCCCGGTATTCAATATCTTATAGCTAAAAATCCAGCAGTAGGTGTGGTCGGTGGTATTGACCGCGCTACGCAAGCGTTATGGCGCAACGTCGCTTTGACTACAGCTAACGGCACTACGCAGGTTACACCGGCAGTAGCAACATCTGCGCTGATCCGCACGTTACAGAAACAGGTCCGTAACTTACGTCGTTATGGTAGCCCTGACTTTTTGATCTTATGTGGCTCTGCATTTATGGATGCTATCGAAGATGAAGCTTACGGCAAAGGTACATTAACCCAAACTGGTTTTAGTGATGATACTGAGCTAGGTATCGGTAAAGTATCGGTACGTGGATTAGGTACGTTCCTATATGATCCGACTTTGGATGATATGGGCGATTCTAAATTTGCTTACTTCATTGATCGCAAAGCTATCCAGTTGCGTCCTATTGAAGGTGAAGACATGAAACGTCATAACCCAGCACGTCCGCATGATAAAATGGTCGTATACAAATCAATGACTTGGGCGGGGGGCTTGTGCATGAAGCAAGCTAACACAAACATGGTTGTCGAAATCGCGTAGACCATAATAAACATGCCCCTTAGGAAACTAGGGGGTATTTTTTAATCCGCCGAACTAACGGCGTTAAATAAGGAAGTATCATGAGATTTTATACAGTAAATGTTAACTTAGCGGGTGATCGTAATCACGTCGTAGTTAAGCCAGGCGTAACCGCAGCGGAGATCCTTGTATTACAAGCTATCCATGGTGGTGCCAGCGTCACAAATATTAAGCTAGATAAAGCAGAGGGGATAGACTCTACTCCCCATGCGGATATAATTACCATAATCGGTAACAAGTATGGCCGCGCGCGTGATCGTAATTCTGAACCACCAGTAGCCGTACTACCCCGCCTGTTTCCAGGTTGGCCAAATGTTAAGATACCCGCGGATGTAAAAGCCGCAAATATTTCAGCAGACTATATGGCCGGAAATAAGTCAGAAAGTGAAGCAGAGGCTATAGCAGCCGCGTCTACTCAAGCCGAGCTATTAGCAGCAGCTAACGCCCGAGCGGAAGCAGCCGAAGAAAAAGTAAGACTAGCGGAAGAAGCTGCCGTAAAGAAAGTAGCTGACGACCAAAAGGCAGAAAAAGAAAAGCCTGAACCCGCTACGCCAGCGAAAGCAAAAGCAGCAAAAGCAAGCGTCGATAACGACGATACTTTTCTTAAGTAAGGAGTGAAACCGCATGCCTCGTGGAAGCCAATTAGGCGAATTAATAAACGCGTTCAGAGAAGAGACGGGGCATGCTAACTCCCGATCACTAGGTAAAAACGAGTTACCCGGAGTGATATCTCTACTCAGGAGAACTTACCGTAGACTCCATGCGGATTTTAGCTGGCCTCATTTAGTTATCCAACGAGACAAAACCCTAGTAGCCGGAGGCAGATACTATAGTTTCCCTGCCGATATCGACTTCACCCGCTTGACTAAGCGCGTTAAGATATTGGAGCAAGGACATACCTACTGGCGTAATCTGGACTACGGAATAGGAATAGAACAGTACAATATTGTCGCCTCTGATGAAGACGCGCGAGAAGACTTCCCTTATTTTTGGGACCAATACGAAGACAATCAATTTGAAGTATGGCCTATCCCGGCCAGCAATGGGCATACCATGCGCTTTGAAGGGATCAGCAAACCCCAGCCTTTAATCGCCGAAAATGAGATAGTTGATTTAGACGACGATCTCATCGTGCTTTACGCAGCAGCGGAACAACTCGCCCGTGACGGCGCGCGTGATGCTGAGATAAAACTAGCCTTGGCCAAACAGCACTACAATCGTCTCAAAGGTAATTCCCAGAACGATAGCGGTAATATCAGTATGAGAGCAGGAACAGACCGGGGGCCTATATACACAGGTATTCAAATCCCCTATGCCATACGAGGTAGATAATAGTGCCTTATCTATATATCGAGAACTTTGAAACCGGACTAGACACCAGGAAGACGCGGTTTACTGCGCCAGCCGGGTCTTTACGTGTTCTCCAAAATGCACACATTAATCGCGGTAAAGAGATAGAACGCCGCAAGGCCTTCGTATCCGTAGCCTCACTACCAGCAGGAACGCTGGGGCTTCATGCGGTACAAGATCAGAACTATGTTTTCGGTAGCACAACTACCCCCGCAGGTCTACCCGCCTTAATCCAGTACCAACAGCTAGTGTCCCCGCATGGCGGTACTTTAAATAGAATTTTTGCCGCGGACAACTTTGCAGGGAAAATTTACGCTGTAGCGGGCTTCACCGGCGGAGCTATACATCATTTTTACGATGGCACGGTAATCGATGACTGGGAAACCTTGTCAGCAGCTATAGGAAGTACGGTCACAATAGCTAACGCACTATCGCTACTTCTAGATGAAGATGGCGCGGTGAGCGTTATCATAGTGGGCAATAAGATAGTGCTAACTGGAGTAACAGCCGGTACGGGATTTGGCCTCACGGTTAGCGCGGGTATGACGGCTACTGAATTACAGGCCGCCGTTGCCGAAGTAGCCGAAGTGAAGGCGACCGCCTCTTTTATCATAACCGGCGGAACAGAGGGGACTACATTTAACACCATAGCCGCCGTGACTATAGATAATGCCGAATTAATAGGCGGTCCTATTGATTATACTTCCACAGTAGATGCAACCGCAGCCGCCGTGGCTAACGCGATTAACATAGGCTTAACCTCGTATACGGCTACGTCTACGGGTGGCCAGGTAGACATAAGTGCAACCGCGGGACTGGGCGCGTCGGCTAACGGCCGCGTATTGGGCGTTATCCCTACGGGGGACGTGACAGTAGGCAGCCTAGTCGATATGGCCGGAGGCGCTAATGTGGTGCCCGCTATCCCCGAAATATCTAGCATCGTCGTGGACAGTTACACCGC